TGTAAAGAGCAAGACAAGGCAACGACCCAGGAAACGGGTAGCTGTAATTACTACTACGAAAATGTGAAAGGGAAGGGCGCAGCGAATGAAGCAGCCGCGGAAAACAGCTGACACGATCGACCGTATGATCGCGGAGCAAAAGGAAGGTAAGTCCGTTCCCCTGCTACCAGATTTTAAGGCCAGGGACGCGAAGGGCGTATACATTCCTGTATACAGACCGGGAAGGAAGGGGTAAGCATGGGGAAAGAAATTATAGAAGACGTGATCGCAAGAGCGGCGGGTCAGCTGGTAATTCAAGGGCTGGCTAAGAATACAGAAGATGCAAAGTGGTTAATCTATTGCGCATTAAGCGGACCACTTGCACCGGATACAAGGCTTACGGCGGTTTTGGAACAAAAGACAAGGCTACAGAGGGACGCGAAGGCCGCTTTCGAAGGCTGGTCGCTAGGATTAGATATATTCGCCCCTATGATGAAGCTGCACGCTACTATTAACGCCTTGGAAGCAGGCGGGTACTTCACACCGCCGGAACAGGCGCCGCTTATGACGAAGGACGTAGGACGGAAAGACTTGCAGCCGTAAGAACTCTAAGACCTAATACTACATAGTAGTATTATACATACATATATAAATATAATTATTATTTATTATTTATTATTATATTAGTTATTATTATATATATAATATTTGTATTTTCTTAGGGGGGTATATGTTTTTTAAATGGGTCATTCCATTTTTAATTTACATACCCCCTCTTTTCAAAAGGCGGCTCATATATTTTTTAGGGGGCATAAATGGAAAACAATGACAATAAGCTGATAAGTAAGAAAGTAGTCCGGTCGTGGCTGGAAGGGTATACAGAACTGTACCGTGCCTGGGGTCCGGTCGACGCTGAAATGCCGAAGTGCAATTCCGGGAAAAAGCCAGAGGACGGAATAACAGATAAGGTACTGAACCGGGCTATGCTTTCCGCAGCGCTTCGCAGTATGTGGCATGAAGCCGGAATTCTGTTTTACTGCTGTAATGCTCGCTGGGTACGTCCGCAGCCGTTAGGCAAGACGCTTAGATCGGCCGGGATATCGAAGGATAAGTATTATTATCGGTGCGATCGCGCCGTGGATTACATATACTACCACGTAAACCATATGGACAAGGAACGGCTTAGAATGCTGGCGAAGCTAAAGCGAAGGCGAATAATTAAATAATATCTTGCATTTACACGAAACTTATAGTATAATTTACTAAATTGGTAATTTACGCCTATGCGTAAATTATAGAAAAGCCCCGAAGCGCAAACTCTTGCGGTCCTGGGGCTTTTTATTATACTCAAACGCCATATTTTGGTCGACAATATTAGAAAGGGGGCGCTAATTAATGCCGTTTAAATTACCAGATAAATTTGACCCGTACGACATGGTGCTTAAGCAGAAAATGAACACCAAAGCCGACGAAATGAACTTTATAAGCCTATCACGGAAGGCGCCTTACTTAGCTTGTGGCTGTAAGCGCAAGGGTAAAGTATGCAGCAATCCGGCTGGTTTGGGTACGGAACACTTAGGATATGGAAGGTGTAAATTCCATGGGGGGAATAATAAGGGACCTATAACGCCGGAAGGTAAAGCGAAGGTATCGCAGAACGGGGTTATTCATGGTTTATATAGAAAAGCATTAACGCCGAAGGAACAGGAGATATACGACCAGGTAGCAACGCAACCCGTAGGACTGGAAGACGAGATCGCTTTATGGAAGGCGAAGATTATTGTCTACCTCACGAAGAAGGCCGCAGACTGGCAAAAGCAATTTGAAAGCGTGGCTTTACAACCTGGTTGGACGCCGGAACGTGCCGAAGAATACGCAGATCAGAAAACCCGTGTTTATTATAGCGTAGCCGTTGAAACAGAAGAAGGCGATTACATCGAAAAGAAAACGCATTACTATAATGCCGGAACTATCGAGGATAAGCCGCTTATTAAAGCGCTGGAAACCTTAAGCCGTCTTGTTGATAAACACGCTAAGCTTAACGGTCTGGATAAGACAGGCGCAGAAGACATTCTGGAAGGAATTAATAAAGAACTTCGAGCAGCTTCGCAAGGTCAAGTTAATATTTCTTGGGGTGGAAAAGCCCAAAGAAGGGAAGATAAAAAGTAGTTATAAATATACAAATGCAATGTATAAAGCTTGTATATTTTGTGGATTTATGCAAAAATTTTATGCATAAATCAAAATTAATAAAATAGTGAAAAATTATAAAGCGTGGAAGCCTTGAAAAATAAGGATTTTCTTCGCTTTTTACATTTTCTGTACTATTCGCAAAATTAGAGATTTTGCGAATAGTTGAACAATTTACGAAGAAATAGCAGCCTGGGAAATCCCGATCTCATGGCTGCTTTTCTTATACATTTTTATAGCTTCTCAAAAAGATAACCTTATGGATATTCGGGACGGCCTAACGCGTAAGGCTGATTAAATGCAGAGTAAGCCCGGTTAGGGCTAGGAAAAGCGGGGCGCGACGCTTAGTACATATACCTTGGGGCTACGGCTGCCTACTACAGTAGGTCATCTACAGCAGGCGCTTAAAAATGTAGCCCAAACCGATATAAAGGGGGCTTATTTTAGATATGCAAGATATAGATACGTGCAAGGGCTGTGTATGTAAACAGTGTAAGCTTAGTATAGATCAAGGCAACATATATAGTGGCTGTGATCGCTGTATACGCTGCAATAAAGTGCGTCTTGCATATTGTGACAAAGTAAAACCCATTGAAGATAAAGGCAGAGCGGAAATATTGAGGTTGTGAAAGCAATCCGGGCGACGATCTACCCCCAGGGGTGGGGGCACCCCCGGAAAACGGGGCGAAGGGGGAAAATAAAAGGACCGCTTATACAAAAAACGTAAAACGCCCACCTGTTCAGTGTAAAAATATGGGAGTGAGAGGGATTTATGGACGCAGCCTACAGACTAACTGAATTCGAATACCGGGAAGAGGTCGACGATATCAGCGGCGCCCCGATCATTACAGCCATACCGAAGACCGTAAGGGCCGCCAGGGAAGGGATACCGTACAATGCAATCAATGACTTCGGGGACCTATTCAAGCGGGAAAACCTTCGGGAAGCTTGGCGCGTATTCCGTAAAAATGACCCCTTTGATTACCAGATAGAGGTTGCCGACGCTATCCTATACAGCGCTCTGCAAGGCCTTGGCTGGCTATTCGTCATTATGATAACCAGACAGGCAGGGAAGAACGAGATAAGCGCCTTCGTAGAACAGTATATCCTTCTATACGGCTGGTATTACGGTACTAAGGTATCCGGCGTCAAATTTGCCCCGGTTTACAAGCCGCAGCTACAGGCTTCCATGGACAGACTAGAGGGGGCGGACGCAGCAGATAGCGGCGGCCTGGCTGGGAGTATAGCCAGCAGGAAACTATGGAAGAAGTCAGACGGGTATAAGTACCATATCGGAAAACCCCGCCTTACTAATCAAATGACCTTCTTATCCATTAACCCGAACGCGAATGTCGCTTCGCAGACGGCCTTTACCCTGCTGGAAGGGGACGAAGCCCAGGACATAGACACGAATAAGTGGGAACGTGACGCGCAGCCCATGGGTACGTTTAACAATGCTACGACGGTATTTTGGGGTGTAGCCTGGACGAAGGAAAGCCATATATACAGGGCTACCCAGCAGGCCTACGAAATGGAAGCCCGTCTGGAAGAAGAACTGGGCTACAGGCCGAAGCTAGTCTATAAGATAGACGCTTATGCCGTGATCGCGTCCGGTAATAAGAATTACGAAAAAGCTTTTAAGAACCAGGTCGCAAGGCTTGGCTTGGACCATATAGCAATACAGACCCAGTACTTACTTAAATTCGTGGACAGTATCGGACGCTTCTTTACGGGCGAACAGCTGGCTCGGATATACTCAAATGACTACAAGATGCGCGTAGGGCCGGAGCCGGGAAATATATATATCTTTTCCTTGGACGTAGCAGGCCAGGAAGAAAACGCGGAAGATGCGGGTCAGATAGACAGCGCTTCCAGTATAGGAACAAATAAGCGGGACAGTCTGGCGCTGACAATCGGGCAGCTTGAAAGGGACGGTACAGTAATCCCGGTATGCTTCTATGAATGGGTTGGCTTGGCACATACGAAGGCACGCGAAATAATTCCGAAAATCCTTAAGCATTGGAAGACGATCGGCGGGTCGTGTGACGCTACGGGTATCGGTGAAGCGCTGGCGTACTACCTTGTCGAGTATTTTAAGGACAGGATGGAAATAGAACCTTACAAATTCAAAGCCCAGGGCGACGAAAATAAGTCGAAGCTTGGATACTTAGCATATTCTTTCTGTATGGCTGACCTTCTTAAAATACCAGCGAACCCGCCAGCCGATGAAGTCCAGGCGGAACTATGGCGGGAAGTACGCTGGCAGTTGGAAAACCTTATCCGGGTAGCGAAGAAACAGCAGCGGATTAATTTTTATGTACCAGGAAATGCAGAACCACGAAAACCGGGACACGTACCGCATGACGATTTTGCTATGTCGATCTTCTTACTTATGCGGGCGGCCCAGTATATTAAAGACCCGAATAAGCGTAGGGCTTCGGCCTTTGATCGCGCAGCTTCGGGCGTATAGGAAGGGGGTAATATAATGACAGTAGTTAGTAAGGCGCCGAAGACGATCGCGCAGCTGGGTATTCAATCCGCGGCTACATGGGCGCAGGATAACGGCACATGGCTTAAGGCCGTCATAGACAAGCACGAAGCAACGCTTAAGGAAAACCAGGTCGAGTTATATCAATCGGCTTATGACGGGGAAATCGAAAGCATTAAGAAACGCGAAAGATCGCGGGACGGCGGAACCGAAAACAAGCTACAAG